GCCGGCAAAGTTTGGTTCTCGGGGTTCTGGATCGACCCAACCGGTAAGGAACAATCCATGGTGAAAATTAATCTAGTCAATAACACTAAAGAGGGTGGCGATTGGATTGAAGATATCGAGGAAGGTGCATCAATGGCCTGCTATGCTCAGGGAAATCACCCAAGCATGATTGGAGCAACACCAGGGAAAAGCTCAAGCAATATGAACGGGTCCAATATCCGTGAATTATTTACAATGAAACAAGGCCTGGAGAAAGCTCCAAAAGATATTTTGTTAGAGCCTTATTTCGTTATCAAGCATTACAATGAATGGGATATCGAATATGATATACCTTTTATGATGTTGACAACGCTCGACAAAAAAACGGATGCCGAACCAACAAGCGACAACCAAAATAACGATACACCACCTGCAAAAAAGAAATAGTCATGCTAATAACAACCCTTGCTGATTTTATAAAATCTGTACCAACAGCGACAGGAACAAAATTTGAAGCCATTGCACCGTATATTGTTTCGGCAGATGCTGAAATTAAAACTATACTTTCCGGATCGGATTTATACTCTTACATTGAATCACTGGAGGAAGATGCATTGCTTCGTATACAACTGTGTAACCTGATAGCCTTAACCGCTTACCGGAATGCAATTCCTTTTGTTGACTTGATTCAAACAGCCAACGGTTTTGGTATTGTGAATGGCGGTAACATTGTTCCGGCCAGCAAAGAACGTGTGGAACGCCTGATACAATGGTGCGACAGAGTAATTGACCGAACAACCGATTTGCTGATCACCATCACCATGCAAACGGCAGCCGCTTTGACTGAGTGGACAAAATTTGCAGGATTCAAAGATTTGACAAACTGTTTTTTCAATACAGGGATTGATTTTGAGGGTTATTTTAAACAGTCTGAAATGAAACGTAAATCATTCCTGGACTATAAAAATGATTTGATGTATTGCCAGAATAATGTAATTGGATTGACATTTGGCAACCCAATTGTAAATGAAATCATTGATCAGATTCGGAAAAATACGCTCACAGATTCTAACCGATTTGTTTTGAATCAAATGAAACAAGTCATGGGAAAATATGCCAACGGTTTGCGTAATGAAGAATTGAAAGCTGAATCAGGCTCGTTCCGGATGATCTATGAAGGGTTAGTTGGGAATGCTACTTATGAAAACAGTGCTGAAGCCCAGGTCAAAGTGCCTGGTTCCAGCTATGCCAATAAACAAACTGATCCAACCTTCTTTTTAGGAATATAATGAGAACAATCGACTTAACTGCACCGCGTAATTACGCAGAAATGACAGAAAAGCAAGTGCGCTATGTAGCTAACTTGCAAGTAAAAGGCAACAAGGAAGAATCGATATGGACAAAGTGCCTTATTAAATTCACAGGCATAAAAGCCATAGGAGGTACTTCCGAAGTATATTATTTCGCAAAAAAACACCTGAAGGGATTTTTCTCCATGACAATTGAAGAAACATATAGTTTTGCCAAAACACTGGATTTTGTGACAAAGCGATATGTAGGCATACGTCCACTGGCTAAGATTGGGAAGTACCGACCATGCGAGGAACTATTGCGTGATATTACTTTCCTTCAGTACCTGGATGCCGAGAACTATTACCAGGCGTTTATCTTCACAAAATCAGAAGTTCACTTATATGAACTAATGGCTACACTCTTTCGTATTCCTGGTGAAGAATACAGCAATGAATTGACCTATAAATCAATTAAACGTATGTCAACCTGTTCTGAGGTTGAAAAATTGATGGTTGTCATGTGGTTTATTGGCATTAAGGAATACTTCTCTGCCAAATTCAAATACCTGTTTAATCGGGTAGATGTGGACGATGATGATCCCAGTACAGCACCTGATATGCTTGGCATTGTCCGCAATCAGGTACGGATGCTTACTGAAGGCGATGTAACCAAAGAAGAAAAAGTGTTGGCAGTACCGGCATGGAGTGCCCTGAGTGAAATGGATGATAAGTGTCGTGAAGCAAAAGAACTGGAAGCAAGAACTAAACACTCATAAATACTATGGAAAAATTGAAAATTTGCTCATTATGCAAATATTGGCAAAGGGAGAAAATATATAATTGGCCTGATAAAGATAAAGATGCTTCAATCGGTCAATGTTCAGAGTTAAATAATGACTTACAATATTGGGATAATGAAGTTGAAGCTCAAAATAAAATTGAAAACGGGAAAATAGGGTGTGAGAATCTTTATACTCATGAGAATTTTGGGTGTATTCATCATTTAATGAATAAATAACTATGTGGAATGCTGTAGATTACTTTGAAAACCTAACCGGAAAACTAAAACTGACCAAAGCAGATTATAAATTCTGTCGTGTTACCGGGCTAAATTATCTGGAAGATGTTCTTTCCGATATTAATGGTTCTTCTGCTTTTCTGGCCGTTGATGATACCGACGATGGTGTGACTATTCAGCAGGGTGGAGGCTACTTTAACCGCAGATCGGTCGTAGTGTATATTTTGAAAAAATACGACTTGCAAAATCAGATCGATCGGGAAGAAAAAACGAACGAAACCCGCCTGATCCACAAAAAACTATTAGCAAAACTGATTAAGGATTCCGGTTCTGTGGCAGATTTAGCCTATTTGGACAAAAATCGCATACCTTACCACGAGGTACCAGGCATGTTTGCGGCAGGAACTACCGGAATTTACTTCATTATTACCCTGAACGAACCGGTAGAACTGATATACGATGCAAACGACTGGGAATAAAAACGACTACTATCGTGCCTGGGCAAAAATGATGGTTACGATATGGCAGGATAAGATTGCACAGCTCAAGGTTCGCGATACCGGTGAGTTGTTCAGTTCCTTCCTCACTGAAGTGGTGACGCAATCTAATGGGGATGTCGATAAAATCGTTTACGCATACAATTATTATGGTCGCATGGTCGATATGGGTGTAGGTCGTGGAGTCACCATGGCAGATGCCGGTACCGGATCAGGAAGGAAACGAAAGCCATGGTATAATAAATCATGGTACCACTCAATAAAAGTACTTACCGAAAAAAGAGCCGAGCTGTACGGGGAAGATTTCCAACTGATCATTATGGAGGCACTCAATTTCTGAGTGTCTTTTTTTTTGCTTCCTCATTCCATTTTATTTGTAGAAAAAACAAGGGAACAATGGAAGTGAATGATTTATTAGCAGCCGCCGAAACGATAAAGAATGAGAATTCTATCAATAAAAATTCTAGCAATAGGATTGGTGTGATGCTGGAAAATATGATCAATTTTTTTTCAACTACTATTTCGCCGGCAGCTGCCGCCTTAATTCAGGATGCCGTTTCTAAATCAACTACAGGCGTGCGCAAAGGTATGAGCGTTGTATGGTCCGGTGCAATTGCTGAAATTCCAGCCGGCTATGTGCTGAGCAACGGAAACAACGGCCAACCAATCAATGGTGTGGTAGTTCCGGATTATCGAAGCCGGTTCCTGATTGGTTACGACTCAAGCAAAGCTGCACTTCCTGCCAGTGCCATTGATGTAACTGAAAATTATGGAAAAGGTGGTAATACCGGAGGCGCAAATTCGGTGTCCTTGATTGCAGCACAAAATGGAGCACATGATCATAAAATGTTCTCAATTACGAGCGGAATCAACAATACTGAATTAGCAGATTGGCCAAATGCTCGTGCCGCTGTTAGGGTTACAGGGAATATTAATGGGGATGATAATAACTGTTATGTCCTCAAAGCGGTGGATACAATTCCAACTGCTGGGGTGACATCTACTTCCGGCAGTGGACAGGCTCACGAAAACCGCCCGCCTTATTATGTAGTCTACTGGATTACTAAAGTATCTGATGACACTACTGCTGAATATAATTCAGCCTATCAAAGCTATAAAGCAACTACCACCGATGTGCCGATTAAGACGGAAGCGGAATGGGTTGCTTCGTTAAAAGGAGATAGCGCCTTAAATTCAGAATCGATACTTTACCTTAATGTATCATCGGAAAATATAAATATCCCTATCCCTGGGAATACGTGGATAAAAGATATAAACATTTTTGTCGAATCAGGAGATCCTACAACAAGTATACCTTTAATAAATACTGGAGACATGAATGGGCAGGATTTATATCCAAATTCGGCAAATATTAAATTTTCCGATCCTGGATTCTTACAGATAAATGTTTCAGGCGGAACAATTAAAATTCAAATAATTAAATACAACATTTAAAATGAAAAAAGCAATCTTATTTCTATTTGCACTGATTTCGATTATTGCATCGGCACAAGCGCCACAGAGGTTCAACAAAGTGATTGTAACGGGTGACATCACCTCACCTAAATTTATTCGAACAGGCTCAACGGTAGATAGTGTATTGCTTGGTAATGGCTCTGTACGGGCAGTGACTTCAATAAAAACTGATACGTCGCATTTATCGGCCAGAATAAACACCAAGCAGCCTATTGGGACGTATTCTACCGACATTCACAGTAACATTTCTGCACTTAACTCCGTATCCGGAACCAACACCGGTGATGAGACATTGACAAGTCTCAAAACTAAGCTTGGAATTACAACACTCAGTGGTAGTAATACAGGTGATCAGACGACCATAACTGGAAACTCGGGAAGTGCAACAAAACTTCAGACATCAAGGACAATAAATGGGGTGGCGTTTGATGGCACTCAAAATATAACGGTGAATGCGGTTGATGCTACAGCGAGAGTGGCTACTTCTTTACTTGGAGCTGCTAACGGGGTAGCCACATTGGATAACAATGGCATAATACTCACCACACAGCTTCCAAGTTATGTGGATGACGTAATTGAGGCTTCCAACCTGGCATCATTTCCGGTAACTGGAGAAACCGGTAAAATTTATGTTGCTAAGGATACGAATAAGACCTATAGATGGTCTGGTAGTGTCTACATTTATATCACATCAGGGGCCGTTGATGCGGTGAATGGGTATACCGGGGTTATTTCGTTGTCAAAGTCCGATATCGGATTGGGAAATGTAGATAATACTACTGACTTGAATAAGCCTATTTCAACGGCTACTCAATCAGCACTTGCAGGAAAACAGGCCTCAGGAACATATTCAACGGATATTCATGGTAATATTTCTGCACTTAACTCCGTATCCGGAAGCAACACTGGTGATGAAACATTGACAAGTATCAAAACTAAGCTGGGAGCTGCAAATGCATCTAATTCCGGATACATAACGGTATCTGATTGGAATTTATTCAATAATAAACTTGGAAGTATCGGTTATGGAAATATTATAGGGGCGTTGGGATATACTCCTTACGATCAAACTAACCCGATGGGATATATAACAAGTGCAGGTAATTCAGCATCTGTAGGAGGGCTTACTCCTGAAATGATAGTATCAGGAAGTTATAACGGAGCGTATAATTCTATATCAAATACTGATATGAATTTAGTATTTAAGGCGGGATTTTATAATGGATCATCAATTACTAACGCCCCTAATGCGTCAGATTTTGGATTCATAAATATACCAAATTGGGCAGCGGATAATACAAACAGTAGATATAATCTTCAGATAGGATCTAATATTGGAGGTAATTTGGTTTTCAGGAGTACTAATATTAGTGGAGCTGGATCATGGAAAACAATACTGAATGATGGTAATTATGGAACTTATGCAATTCAAAATAATCCAGCGTCCGCTCAAAGTGGAAGTATCTGGATTAATGGGACTTCTGGGAGTGACGTTATTAAGGTAGATAAATCCACAGGCGGGAATTTATCATTATTTGCCAATGGCGTTTATCAAAATCAAATTGATTGTGATGTAAGTGGCAATATGCATATTTGGTCAAAAAATGGAGCACAGGCACTTACTATTAATTCAGCTGGTGCAGCCACTTTTTCATCAACTATAAGAGCTACAGAAAGGGTAAGTGCTTACTCCGGAAATAAGTCCATATATCTATATAATGATGGAACTGATATTAAGTTAGATGCCTATGAGTTCGTAACTAATAATCCCCTACCTGTGCAGATAGGAGGAAATGGTGGTAATATTTATTTATCTGGAAAGGTAGGGATAGGAACTAAAAATCCATCTTCAGCACTTACCCTCGGAGGGGATAGACCCACAAATCCTAACACAGGTGCCGAAATTGATTATCCTGGTAATAGTATAACTTTTGCTAATACGGATTACGTTGTTGGTGGGATAAAGATGGTTCAACCTAACGGGTATTATGTTAATGCAGCAGATATGGTTCTATCAACAGCTTTTGGTACTCTTGATGAAAAGGTGAGAATTAAAAATAATGGTAATGTCGGAATTGGATATTCAACAGGAACTGAAATAACTAATAATAAATTATCTATAAATGGAGGGGTATATGCATCCTCATTTAAAACACCAACTGGTACATCATCTCAGTTCTTGAAGGCTGACGGAAGTGTGGATTCAAGTATTTCATCAGGAACATTTTACTCAACAACATCCAATCTTGTTGGAATATCAGCGGCAGTCGTACCGGCTTTTTTTTATCAAAAAATTGGATCGGTAATATCATTTAATGCTGATGGTGCAGTAACGACTACTCAGGTTGGAGATATAAATTTTAGAATGACAATACCTTCAGGGTATACAGTATTAAATCTTTCAGTGAATGCATACGACAACAGCAATAACGTAATATATGCAAGGGCTTCTGTTTTATCTCCAGGTGTGCTGAATATAAATATTTTATCTAAAGTATCCGGATCGACAATGGGTTTAATAATTACGGGAATGGGCTATTAATTATCAATTTAATAAAAACAAAAATATGAAAACAGCAATTTTAAATTTTTTGGTAAAAAACTGGAAAACAACTATCGCCGGTTTAATCATCGCCGTTGCAACGTACCTAAAAACTACAGGCTCACTATCTGTTGAAGCCTTTACACTTGTAGGTAGCGTTACTACCGCAATTGGGCTATTGCTTGCTAAGGACGGAAACACCACGGGGGTAGCGTAAAAAACTAAAAGTCCAATATTTATTTTCTGCACTAATAAATCAATCAATTAATTTATAATTATGTCCTATCTACTACTATTATACAAGTGGATTCTCTGTCATCTTGC